TGAATTAAAAGCACTATCACTAAATGTAATTGCACCATTTGTTTTAATAGCCCCTGAAATAATTAAATCCCTATTTGATAATGTATTTGTGTCGTTAAGAATAAAGTTCTCACCGTAATTATTTACACCAAATTTAATTGATGCGGTAGATTCATTATGGAAATGGAATGTACCATTATTGTCACCCCAAAAACTTAATACAGAACTACTTGATGAAAACGTGTCGTTGAAATATCTTCCAATCCACGGACCATCATTATTAGCGTGTACAGTTAATAAAGCGTTATCATTCGTTCCTGCTGTTGAACCATCAAGTGTTACATAACCTTCACTACCTGTTATTAGTTGATTACCTGTAAAGGTATTGCTACCAGTCGTAGCAAATGAACCTGTTTCAACAGATATTGGTAATCCATTAATAGTTAATGAACCTGATATGTTAACTGCATTGCTACTAATCTGTAAAGCAGTATCACCGCCATTACCTGTTTGTACGGTCTGCAATGTATTTGTAACACCATTGGTGCTATCTGTCATTTTTAAAAGTCCTTGAAAAGAACTTGATATGTATAAATTATTAAGTTGTCCCATTTATATTTTTAATTTTGTTGTTTTATTTCAGCCCATTTTTGTGCTTCCAATCTCCATTTCTGTGCTAATTCTTCCCACGTTATTCCTTGTTCAAAACTTGTAAGTGGTAATACACATCTGTTATAATCAAACTTCTGTGTCATTGAAACATCTAAAACCCATCCACCTAATATAGTTTCGTACCATTGTAGAAAAGGTTCGCATGTTGCGTTCCAATCTGCTTCGTACTCTGATAAATACATCTTACTAAATAAATCTATAGCCATTTCCAATGTATCATTTAGCACATCTTGTTGATTAGATAAGTCATCCTCAATTTTATCAGAGAATATAATTTTCCACGTAATATGAATATGTCCTGTATGAAGCAAAACATCATCAGCCATAATATACATTCTCGGATATTCAGGTTCTTTTTTTGTAATAATATCAACAGTCATTTGGTCAAGTTCCCCAAAACCAAAACTATTAATCTGTTCGTGTAAACCTGCAAATGTTTCAAAATCATCCACCACTACTCGCCAACTTTCAAAGGTTTGGTCTTGAGGAAACCCATAACCAAATAGCACAGGAGGAGTACAAGAGTTATAATCAAACGGCATTGATACACTTATATTAAGCGTATAACCTCCTAATATTGTTTCAAAACGTTCAAGGAAGGGCTTTACCTCAGCAGGTTGGTCGGGGTTGATATACCAACTAAAATTACCATACTGAGCTTGATAAGATTGATAAAGCACCGTCCAAATATCCTTAACAATTTCCAACGTATCAGACATAACATCTCTTTGGTTGGACATATCATCCTCAATCTTATCTGCTATGATAATAGCAAAATTGTAATGAATATGGTATTGATTTAGGGTAGATGTACCAGGAACCACATAGGCTCTGATATACTCAGGTTCTTGCTGAGTATTAATATCGTTTGTAATTTGAGTAATATCCCCAAAGCCAAAAGAGCGAATCTGCTCGTGATGGTAGAAAATGGACGATAAGTCAGTTAAAATCTGTTTGTAGTTCAGCATCTTACTTATAAATATAAAAAAATTGAAAACGTTATTTTAAAATCCCCTTTGCGCTTCTTTTTGTAATCTTATTTGTTCATTATCGTAGGAAATTAAATAAGATAGCTGATTCAAAACCTCATTTATGGTTTTTTGATAGACGTAGTCGTGCTTTGTAAAATCATTTCCAGTAAGTCTGTTTGTAACGATATACCACCCGAACGATTCTTGAAAAGTGCTTTCAGATAAATTTTTCTCCATTTCCACATTAGCTTTATCTTCGTCAGAAAGGTAATCTTCGGAATCAAAGATAGATGGGAATAAGCCAAATATCTCTTTTCTAACTTCAAAAAAAAAGATTGTGCTCCGAGCACGTACCTCACATTCAATTTTTCTTTAAACAACTCAGCTCGTTTAACCATTGTCTTAACATCATACTTTTCAATTTCAAAATTGTGTGCTGATGTTTCACTTACAATTGGTCTATACATAACTGCTGCTAAAATATGCAGCATGTTCAGCATTTCATCTTCTTTGCGTGTAACAATAGTATCCATATCCACAAACTCAGCATATGTTAAATCCTGCCACTTAGGAAAGAAACCATATTTAACACCATCCAATTCAAATTTATCTTTAAACTTTGGTATTTCTTTTGGAATTAGATTTAAAATGTAAGCAGCCAAATAAGTGACGTGGTCATAATCACTTTCCATTAAATCTTGCACGGAGGCATTTGTCACAATGCTCACCAATTTAGCTGCGTAATATTCCTCGCTTAATAAATCTTTTAGTTTTACTATCTTAACATATTGTTCAATGTTAATAAATTCGGGTACTGAGTACTCTGTTCCTTCTAATCTAAATTTAACCATAGTTTGTGAACTGTAAGGCGTATCTACCTGTGCTTTTTAAATTCTTTAGTTCAAACCACATGCGCATCATTAATGCGTCAGATAAGTCAGGGGATTTACCCAATATTCTTTTCATCTCATCTTTGGATTGAACTGCTATTTTATTATCTCTATCTAAATCTTTAAGTTTAACTGCTAATAATTCTTGTGCCATTTCTTCTGTAAGTGCGCTGTCAGTTAAATTAAAACTAATCTTACCATCTTTAATCATTTGACTCAATGTCACGTAGCATTGACTTTTAAGATTACTAAAATTTTGTCCATGCAATGGTTTGCTATTATTAACAAAACCAATTGCTTTAAGTATATCAGTAACACCAGAACCTACACCATCCGAGTCTGCTATGATTGAAGTTCTATCTATACCGTGCATTTCACATAGTTCAGTTACTTTATCAGCAACACCTGTGGCATCTATTTTTCTTAAAATATGACATTCAATTAAAACTAAACCAACCCAAATCATTATAACTGTTCTATCTTCGCCAAATCGGGAAATATCTAAACTACAGTACTTACGATTATTAGCATTAGGTGCTAATTTAAAAATACAATTTGTAATTGAATCGTAATCAAAAAGCGCATCGGGTTCATCTAAGTACTGCCACGAGCCTTCAAGCAAACGCATCCTTTCTTGTGTTGGTAATGTTTTTAAAATTTCAATATAAGATGGTGGAAGGTGCGGATTATCGTATGGTAAAATTTGAATAAATACTTTTTTAGGGTCTAACATACCTTGTGTATGTGGAATATAAAACATCTTCTTGACCCAGCAATTCGCAGGATTACAAGTAAGTAAAATCTTTGGTATTAATTTATACTGATTTAATTTATAACGAATCCGACTTTTTAAAATTTGATAGCACAGCTCTGTAATTTGCGTACACTCATCTACGAACACTGCCGTTAACTCATAACCAGAAAGACTCTCATACCTCGCATCCGATGGCATATATTGTAAGTCCTTTAAAATTATTTCTGAACCATTAAAAAATGTAAGTACGTTGCTATGCGCATTATAAGTGAAATGAGTTGTAGGTTTTTAACCCATCATTTCCATTACTTCAAATAAAGTATTTAGTGTTGATTGCTTTAATTGCGCTAATACGGCTCTGCCTATTAAGCATCTTATTCCATCGTATTTTAAACATAAGGTTGTAATCCACAAACAACCTGTAAAGGTTTTTGAACCACCTGCGCTACCACCTGCTAATACATCTGTGTGTGTGTCATTAAAAAGATATTCCCAAACTAATGTCTGCTTTGGTGTTAAATTAATTTCCGCCATTAAATGCTTCTATTTTTTATCTGCGTTGCATCATCAGCCCAAATGCAATTAGATGGTTCGTAATTACCATCATTGTTTATTCTTTCAATACTATAAGATGAGTTAGGTTTCCTTCCCATATCTTCTAAAAAATTTTTATATCCATCTTTAACATTTAACCATCTTTCACAAATTGTAATTCCTCTTCCACCATATCTTTCCCATCTATTATTACCAGGATATAAACATCTATCTCTCATACATCTCCAACTTTGATATTCAGGTGTGTATTTTCTTTTTCTATTTTCACTTGTTTCTCCGTGCTTTCTTGATACAAATGGTAGAATTTCTTTTAAGTAGCACCCACAAGAAGTAGTTCTTTTTGAAGTTAAATAATTTAATCTTGTAATTGTAATGTTACCACAATCACATTTAAGTTTAAATTGTCTTGCTACTTGTCCTGACGGTTTTCTATAAATTGGTTCTTCGTTTAAAACTACTAATTTACCAAATCTATCCCCTGTTTTAATATCTAATCGTACCATAGCTTTTTTTAACAAATATAACAAATTAATCTTTTATTATATTAAAATCATTAGGGTTATTTGATAAGTTTATCTTAATGCTAATTGGTTCCCCTCCACTTGAAATGTCAATCTTTCTTTGGTCAAGACCTTGTATCCTTGAAATATCCCAAAGACACTCGCGAGCTACACGTTTGTTACCATCTTCAAGCGCAGCATTTAATAAGTCCATATACCTTTGCAATTGATTTGCAATAATCTCATCTTGCTTTATTAATGAACGTTCTCTTAAAATTTCTTTAACCTTTCTGAAAACTTTATCTGCTGTGTTTTGACCAACATTATATAATTTACTATAAGTAACTCTAAACTCTTTTTGTGTAAGATTTTTATAAACAATTAAATCCATTGCTTCTTCTAATCTTTTAGAAAATGCGTACTCTGTAGATTTTCTACCCCACCTTACTTTTTCAAGAGTTGGCTCAGGCATCCTTTCAATTTCAAAGTTTTCTAAATCATCTACAGGTTCTTCAAAAGGTATTAATTCGTTATCCATATTTTATTATTTTATTTCTTCAAAGTCAAACCCATCTTTATTTTTAACTTTCATATTAATTACTTTAGGTTTGCTTTCTTTTGCTTTTTCAAACTCTTCCATTTCTTGTAGCATCTCAGGAGTAATTTGAACTTGACTTAACCATTCGTTGTAAGTCATTTCAGTTTTATTATTTTCTTTCATTCTTTCTAATTTTCTTCTTGTTCTTCTTCTTTGACTTGTACTCATTATATTTCAATCTTTAATACTTCAATTATATAGTTACGTAATCTTCTTGCTTGCGCATTAACGCAGGACTTACAACCAAAATTAAAGTCCTCATCAAACAAAGCTTTATAAACTTTATTTATAAATTCACTTTTATCTTCAACACGATTACCTAACTCAACATATGCTAAATGTATTTCTTCATTTGTTGGTATATAAAATACTTCAAACTCTTCTACCTCAGGTAATGTTGTTATTACTTCTTTCTTCTTCTTACAAGTAGTACAACCTTTCTTCTTCTTACCATCCGATTTTTTACTTTCTAATTTCTTTTTTAATTCACTATCCATTGTTTTTGTTTTTATCATCTTCGTACTGCTTAAAATACGCAGCATTTAATTCATCTAATTCTTTTGCTAACTTTCCTTCTTTCGTATTGGGAAAGAAAAACTCATCTATATTATTAAATTCATCTATGACAGGCTCAGATATAACAACCTGTCTAACAGGTTCAGGTGCTTTGATGCTTGTCTTCTTACAGTTACACATACTATTTTAGTTTTTTAAATACGTTTAATTTAAGTTCTTCTTTTGCTTTCTTCACATAGGTATGAACGCTGTTGAGTGGGATGCGAGTCTGCTGACTTACCTTCTTGTAACTACCTAAGATAAGGTAGCGCGATAGCAAGTCCTTGCTAAACCAATTTAAAGCTCCATATTCCTCTTCTAATGTGTCCATCATAATATGTTGGTCCGATTCATTATCATTCGCAGGTGTGTCTGTAATATCCTTTAAATCAGAATATAATGTGCTTTCCCTTCTGACCTTGCGATAAAATGGACTTGTTTCGGAGTACCAGTTATTAGTGATGCACCTTACAATATAATAATGAATTGTCGTAGTTTCAAGATTATTTAGTTTAATATCATCTTTCTCCCATAGCTGTAGCAACACATCGTTGAGCAGGTCCTCAGCCCAATCCGAATGTTTAGTTATCTTTAAGCAAATTGCTTTCAGTTCATTATAATGTTTAATAACATACTGTTCTATTTCAAGTATCAAGTGCGAGTTGTTTTTTCATGTCGCGGATTACACAAGCTACTTCGTAGGCTTCGTGCGCTACATTGGTTTCTAAGCTGCTATCAAGAACTGAATCAAGAAAAGCAATCCGATTTATTTCAGGAGCATATTTCAATTCTCCTTCCAATATGATAAGCATCTTATCAATCATTATATTACAAAAGGTTTTTTTATCCTCATCATTAAAATTTGCGTACTCAATAGGTATATCCATATACCCTAACTTGATATGCTTAGGCTTCTTCATAGCTTAACTTTTTTTATACTGCCCTATCCATTTTGATATTGTAGGTCTTGAAACTCCAAATTGGTTTGCTATCTGTCTCAATATCTGTCCTTCCTCTCTTAACTTAATTATTGTTTCAATATTATTATATCTTTTCTCTTCCATCTTATCTTTAAATGTTGTACCAAATTTCTTTTTAACTTTTAATTCAGCATGTGGTGGTGCTTCTATGTTAATAAATACTCCGTCTTTGGTCTTTATCTTATCATCATACCAAATATTATTTTCTGTGTTGAATTTCCATCCTATTGCTTCCAATACTTTATGCACGTGCTTTCGTTGATAATCATCTGTATATTCATTAGGGAATGGTTTAACGCGTTCACTTCCACCATACATCTCATTCCTTTCTCGTTCATACTTATGTCTTGTTATTCTTTCCCTTTCCTTTGTACACTCTTTACATACCGTTCCACCTTTAGAATAAAAGCCAGTGCTTTTATCTTTGCTTATATTACATCTTGTACATATTTTTTCTAATGGGTCTGATTGTAATTCTAAGGGGGTAAATTCAGGAGCAATTGTTTCTTCTGTGTGTTCTTCTACTATTTCAACTATAGGCTCTACAATCGGCTTTAAATCGTTTAGAACACATGCGTTACATTTGGTGTCATCAAAAGCAAAATGCTGTGCTTTAAACTTCCATTCATTACAGGTAGTACAAAATGCTAATCGGTACTTACCCTTCCTACCTACCTTGACATAGTACCTATTCTTTTGTTTGTTTATAAAGCAGTCCTTACATTGCGCTCTATAGGTGTACTTACCACTTACTTGTTTTACTTGATAAAAATCATTTAATTCTTTTTCTTTTAAACATTGAGTACATATCTTCATATAGTATAAATACTTTTTTAAATAGCAAAAGCTCAGAGAAAGGGGAGCAATCTTTCATCTGAGCTTTATAATAACAAATCTTTCCTTAAATAAATATAACTAATCTTTTAAAGAAATAAAGTTTTTCTGTTCTCTCGCAGGTGCGAAGTTGGATAGAATATATTTGTCGTTGTTACCCAGTATCTTAGGTTCCAGTGTAAGCAGGAAGGTTATGTGCTTTTCTTTTTCGCTTCGCTCAAGTTGAGTGAATTGTTTATAAGATAATTCTCCATTCCTCCATTTCCAATCTTTCATATTAATTAGTTTTATTAAAAATTCTTTCTTCTGTATTATATTTTAGTAATTCAACTTTATTTAGTTTTTCCTTTTGTGCTTTAGTTAAAAATTCAAATTCATATTCATCTTTCAATTTATTATACTTCAAAAATCTGTATCCTTCCCCTTGTACTTGCACTTTCTCTTTCTCTTGTCCTTTCCCTTCCCCTTGTACCGAAGGGTCTTGGCAAGGTCCTCCTGTAGGTCCTTGGGTAGGTTGCAAGTATAGACCTTCGGTAGGTCCTTCGGTAGGGTCTAAGGAAGGTGTAGTAATTTTCATTTTAGATTTATAACCATCAACTTGTTTATCAATGCTATGCTTCTGACTTTTGTACATCAATTCAGGTAAACCCACAAGCCGTGGTTCAATATCTAAAAATTGTTTATCTAATATAGCCATCAACAATTGTAGCTTTTCATTATCGGGTAATGCTTTAACTACTTCATAATAGCTGCGATAAAAGTTGAACGCCTTTCTGTTTTTCATTATTTTAAATATTTTAGTTGATAAATCCTATCAATAAACTCAATAAGGCTTTGCTTACGATTAGCTGAGTAGATGCCTCTAATGCGCTTAAAATACACCTTGTGCGCCAAATGCAGCAGGTTCTCCTCAGGGGTACACCACTCAAGGTTGCTGACGTGATTGTTCTGCTTATCTTGGTCAATGTGGTTCACCTGAGTTTTGTTCTTGGGGTTCGGAAGAAATGCCAGTGCTACCAACCTATGGATAAAGAAGTTCTTTGAACCCTTAGGAGTAGCGAGCATGACCTTGCGATACCCTGCGGTATGGTCAGACCCTTTCAACGGCTTACCCGTCTTAGAAGATTTGACCACACCAAATTCATTGACAACGTAGCCATCAATGTTAGGTATTGCTTTATACATATTATAGGTATATTTCCAACCAATCGGCTGAAGGGTTAGATAAACATTTGTAGCACTGCTCCCATATCTTAATAAGCTCAGGCTTTGATTTGTTAGCCAATGACATAACATCATCAGCGTTTAAATCCACACCTGCCATCTTGTTTAACCAATCAATCTGTTGCATAATTAATGCTTTGTTGTCTCTTTGTAATTTGTAAAGTTTCATATTAAATTGTTTTAAATCCGTTATTAAATCCACTGCTTTTCATTGCTGCTACGTTAGCTTTGTCACCCAATACACTTTTAATGTCATTGATAAAAGAATTGGTGTTACCATAAATGAAGCAGGAAACATCACATTCCATTTCGTTGGCTTCATTAACGCTATATTCCAAAACGTAACGGAAGAATCTGCTATCATCATTTTCTAATTCTAATTCAAGACATTCCTTATTCAATAACATAATTGGAAATGTAAAATTGCTAATCATTCTGCTATGCTCTGTAATAAAATCAGCAACGTTAAGTGAATCACCTTCATTACCAAAATTATCAATTGCTCTACCATAGTAATCACATAACTCATCACTAAGATTTTGTTCAGTGGTTTCCTTAACCTTATCCATAATCATTGCTTCGTATAGCTTATTGTAATCAGATATAAGCGGCATGTGAATAGGTTTATCAAAGTATGGGTGGACAATGGTAGTAAAGCTACCATATGCTCTCGCACCATTTAATTGACCAAATACTTTGTTGAGTTGGTTTTGAATTGAATCCAATTTGGGTTTGGTATTTTTGGAAGTTACCGTCTTCTTGCGTGCTTTAGCCATAATTAATA